TGCACGATAAGCATGGTCTTAACGACTGCTTGTTGAACAAGGACTTGGTTTACATATTTGAATTGACTACACCATACAATATTGTTGTAAAACCACATGGTGAATCATCAGCAACATTGTTGGCTGTTAGAAATAGATTAACACTTGAAGAAATGGCGTATGAAGACCTTATTATGGTGTCTGAGTCAATCGGTGTACCATTGGTTAAGCGTTTTGACTTGAATGCTAAGGATATTGGTGCGTTATTGCGTACTTTTGAAGGTATGCCATGGTCCGAAGAAGGTTATGTTGTTGTGGATGGTAATTTTAACCGTGTTAAGATTAAGAACCCAGCTTATGTTGCTTGTCACCACCTTAAGAATCGTACTGCCGAATACAATATACTTGCTATCGTGAAGTCTAATGAAATTGAAGAATTTGGAGCTACGTTCCCAGAACGTAAGGAAGAATTGTACAAGCTTAAGGCTAACTACGACATATTGGTTGATAAGTTGAACTTGGTGTGGGATGAATTGAAGTTG